CGCCAGATCATGGAGGCGCTGGGCAACCCGTTCGGGCTCGACGTCGAGTTTCGCGACGACGACGGGGCGCCGTTCAAGCGCGTCGCGCTCGAGCCGTCGAAGAAGATCCACCCGTTCCTCGCCGAGCTCGCAAAGCAGCGCAACCTCGTCATCAGCAACACGCCCGAGGGCGCGCTTCTGTGCTGGCGCTCCGTGGAGCCGGGGAACCCCGTGGCGCGCCTCGAGGAGGGTCTACAGCCGACCGTGTCGGTCACGCCGCGGATGAACACGCGGGAGTACTTCTCGGAGATCACGGGCTTCACGGCGACGCAGGCAGGAGTCGATGGCGCCAAATACACCGAGCGCAACCCGTGGCTAACCGACGTCGATCGCCCTTTCAGCTTCGACCTCGAGGACATCGATCCCGAGGACGGGCCGGCGGCAGTCCGCGCCAAGCTCGGCAGGATGTTCGCCAACGCCCTGAGCTGGACCGTCGACGGTCTGCCGACGTGGCGGGACCCGCAGGGCGACCTCTGGAAGCCGAACACAACGATCACGCTCAAGGCGCCTGACGCTTTCATCTACCGCGAGACCGAGTTCATCGTGCGGTCCGCGACGCTTAAACGGGACGACGAAGAGAAGACGGCGTCGCTGGAGATCGTGTTGCCCGGTGCGTTCACCGGCGAGGTCCCGGACGAACAGCCATGGGACGCATAGCCAAGGTCCTCGACTTCGCGCGCGCGGTCGTCCGCGGGGCTCACGTCTCGGACGTCACGGGCGATCCGGGCGGCGGAGGCAACGTCACGGCCCGGCACTTCGGCCCGCCCGGAGAGGATTCGCAGCCGCTGCCTGGCGACTACGTGGCGACCGAGCGCGCCCCGGGCTCGGGACGCGAGCAGGTCACCGGCTACGCCGACACGAAGAATCAGCCGAAGGCCGCTGGCGGCGAGGTGCGGCGGTACGCGCGGGACCCGGCGAGCGGAACGATCGTCGGAGTCCTCTGGCTGCGCAACGACGGCACCGTCGAGGTGGGGCTCGAGCCCGACGACTTCGCGGCACTCGCGTCCAAGGTGCTGGGCGAGCTCGAGGCCGTGAAGGCAGACATCGATGCCGTAAAGAGCGCGTTCGACGCGCACACCCACTCCTACAACCCAGGCCCAGGCAGTCCAACCACGACCGCTGCCCCGGCATCACCGATGCCTTCGCCGCACACGCCCGAGTCGGTCGCGTCGACGACCGTCAAGGTGAAGTCGTAGTAGCAGACCATGTCCAACGAGAACCTCGAGACCGGCGTCGGCAGCGTCGACGCATTCGTCGACGTCAAGGAGTACTCCGGGAGCGACTTCGACTCCGAGATCGATCTGGTCGCCGAAGGCCCGACGGGCCACCCGGCGCGAGGCATCATGGTGCTCGACGCGGGCGGCGGATCGACCCTGGAGATCGTGACGGCCGCGGGTAACACTCGGCCGTTGACCGGCGCCCTGTACGTGGGCAAGCAGCTCGTCGCCGCGGTGAGGAAGATCACCGCCAACACCGACATGGGCACGATTCTGGTGGGCTGGTGAGCGCGGTCCTGCTCCGACACACCGACGACGGCGGCGAGATCGAGGCCGTCAACGGACGCATCCTCACCTCGGAGGGGCTCGAGACGTCCGCCTATCTGTCGCTGTTCGGCGGCAACGAGCGCGACAGCGGCCGAGACGCCGACGACCCGCAGCAGTGGTGGGGCAACCGCATCGAGCCCGACGAGCAGCGCCACCAGCGCAGCGAAACGCAGCACCTGCTCCGATCTCTGCCTGCGACGCCCGGCAACCTGAGGCGCCTCGAGGACGCGGCGAAGCGTGATCTCGACTGGATGACGCAGACGATCGCTCGGGCCGTGTCGACGCGGGCTCGCATCGTCGCCCCGAAGCGCACGTCGCTCGACGTCAAGATCCTCGTCGACAACACCGAGTTTTCCTACTCGTTCACCGACCCCTGGCAGCCATGAGCTGGACCGTCCCGACAACGAAGGAGCTCGCCGACAGCTTCATCGCGAAGCTCGAGTCGAAGCTGTCGCAGACGATCCCGCTGTTGCCCAAGGCGTTCGAGCGCGTGCTGTCGACGACGCTCGCCGGGCAGCGGACGCTGCTCTACAAGTACGCTGGCTTCCTCGGGCTGCAGATGTTCGTCAGCCACGCGACCGATCGCGAGACGACCATCAACGGCAAGACGGTCCGCCCGCTCGTCGAGCTCGGACGGCTCATCGGCGTCGGCGACCCCGACGCAGCAACGCGCGCCGAGCTGATCGTCGACGTCACGGTCACCGATCAGACCGGCGAAACCGTCGAGGCCGGGACCCAGCTCATCCGCAAGGAGACCGGCGTCATCTACCTGACGCTCGAGCCCTTCGATCGTGACGCCGCGACCAAGCAGGTCACGATCCGCGCGTCGTCCGACCAGGACGGCAACGGCGGCCGGGGCACGATCGGAAACCTCGAGGCCGGCGACACCGTCAGCTTCCTAAAGCCGCTATCGGACGTCGAGCGCGAGGCGACGGTCTCCTCGCAGCAGAAGACGGCCGCAGACGCCGAGGGCACCGAGGTCTATCGAGGGCGTGTCCGCCGGCGCCGACAGTCGCCGCCACAGGGCGGCGCGTACGCGGACTATCAGGCCTGGGCCGAGGGCGTCACGGGGATCATCCACGCATACCCCTACACCTCCGACACGCCCGGCGAGATCGACGTGTACTGCGAGGCGACCGAGGCGAGCTCCGGGAGCGCCGACGGCATCCCGACGCAGCAACAGCTCGACGACGTCGCGGCCGCGATCGACAAGGACGAGTCGGGCGTCCCGACACGGCGGCCCGCCAACGCGGCCGTCAACGTGTTCGCGATCGCGCGGAAGTCGTTCGACATCGTGGTCGCGGATCTCACGGTCGACGACGAAGCGACGATCAAGACGTCGATCGAGAACGGCGTCGACGAGTACCTCCGCGACCGCGAGCCGTACATCGAGGGGCTCTCGTACCTTCCACGCAACCGCGTCACGCAAGCCGAGATCGCCGGCATCATCGCCGGGATCGTCCACGCCGCGAGCGGCACGTTCAGCGGCGTCGAGCTGCACGAGACCGGCGGCGGCGTGGTTACGGGCGGCTACACCCTGCAGGACGGCGAAAAGGCCAAGCTGAACGCCGCCCAATACAGCTGAGCGAAACGATGGCGATCAAGCTCCAGGACGAATACCCGGGACAGGTGCTGACCGGCCAAGGTGGCTGGCCGCACGGCAAGCCGAAGAACCAGTCGTCGGCCGGCAGCGGCGACGGGACGCCCTTCGAGGCCGCGTGGATGTCCGACCTCCACGGGTTCCTGCAGGCATTGCTCGATGACGCTGGGGTCTCACCGGACGGCAACCCCGACCGAGTAGCCGCCAGCCAATACCTCGAGGCCATCAAGGCGATCTTCCCGGCCAACACGGGCGGCACCTTCAACCCTTCGAGCGAGCTCGAGATCGGCGGCCAGGGGCTCCGTGTTTCGGGCGACTTCTGGGTTGATGGCGAGGGGAACATCACAGGTGACATCACGTTCCACGGAACGTCGGACTTCGATGGGCCGGTGAACCTGAACGCCGCCGTCACGATCGACAGCCAGGGGTCCCTTCAGGTCGACTGCAACAGCACATGGACCGGAGTCCCAAACTTCAACAACGGTGCCGTTGTCGACGGAAGCTCGATCAAGCTCAACAGCGGCGCCAACGTGAAGGCGCCGATCGACCTGAACGACGGTGGACGCATCCGCTACCGGACGCAGGAGCTGCCGGACGCCGACACGCAGATCGGCCCGGCGGACGCGGACTTCTTCTACGTCATTCAATCAAACTACCCGTCTGCGGAGCGGGTGGTTACGGTCACGGATGGCCAGGAGGGTGAGACGCTTCGGTTCGCTCGGATCAACAGTACCGGCTTCAACATCGAGCTGCGCCGCGAGGACACGACGCCGATCACCTATCTCGGCTCAGACTACAATGGCCACAAGACGGACAGTCTGTTGCTGATGTTCCTGGCTGGAAAGTGGCAGGTGGTTCAGCAAGGAGACCTTCAGGGCGGGACGCCCTGATCGCGAGCTCTCAGCCGTCACAAGTGACGCGCCCGAGTGCCGTGTCCTCGATGTAGCACGAACCGGTGCAAGGCCCGCTGCACTCCGTCGGTGCGGTCGTCTCGCACGATCCGTTGCATCGTCCGTCACATTCGCCGGCGCATTCGCCCATGTCGTCGATCGCGGAGCACGTGCCGGCGCATTCGCCGAAGCAAAGCCCGTCGCACGCCTCGTTCGTGACGCGACACGTACCATCGCACAGGGCAAGGGTGCCGGGACCTGTGACGGTGCACTCTTCTTTCTCGACCTCGAGCACGCAAGCGTACCGGTTCCCCGCATCGTCAACGATGACGTCGGGGCCGCCGCCGTCCCGTGCGCCATCGGGTCCGCCCTCGGGCGCCGGATCCCGACGCCTCCGGTCCGCCCCGGAGTCGCGCGCCACGACGGCACCCTGACCGTCGGCCGCGCTGCCACCGCTGCCCCCGTCGTCTGGGACCTGGCCGGTCGTCGTGTCGCGCCCGAACGACGCCATCCCATCAGCCGGCCCCGCATCGCCGGCCCCGTCGTCGCGTCCCGTATCGTCTCCACCGCCGCACGCGCTCACCAGCACGCACGCAACCGCAAATCTCCAAGCTGCACGCATTCGTTC